TGCTGAACTTCATCACCGTCTCCCCCTCGCTGACGGGAACCCCGGTGACCACCGCATCCGTCACGTCGGTGATCCTGGCAAAGGCCTGCCGGGAGTTGTAGACCCGGAAACGCTGGTTGGAAGCGTTTGCCGGCTGGAATTTCACCCGGACCAGCCTGGCCGGATCCCCCACCTGCATCTGCAGCTCCGTAATGGCCTGGCCGGGCTTGGCGGGATCCTCCAGCGTCAGGCCGGTCACATGGACATAGGGCGGGAACTCACATTCCCCCACCTGTTCCAGATCCCAGCTGCAGGTGGCCTCCTCATTGTCCCAGTCGTCCTTGGCGGAGGTCACCACAAAGTCCCCCACCATGATGTGTCCGTAGGGATCCGTCATGCGCAGGGATGCGTCATTCTCGCAGCCCGCAGACGTGGCATACCAGTTCAGCAGGTCCTGGCCCCGGTCCCTCTCCCCGGTGACCTCATCCTCCATGTACTCCCCCTCCAGGGTCAGATCCCCGGACCGCTTGGTGATGTACGGCTCCTCCCAGGTGTCAATGTCGCTGCTGCCGTCCCCGGTGTCCCCGGACACGGTGCGGTTCATGCTGGTCAGGCCGTAGATGCGCACCCATTCATCGGCGGAGACGTCAAAGATCTCGATGACCCAGTTCTTTATGGTCACCGGGCAGCCCCGTTTTCGTCCTCTCGCCATACGTCCTCCTTTCTGTCTCATCGTCCGCTCTGCTCATTCTTCGTCGTATTCACAGTACAGGACCCGGATGTTCAGGCAGTAGAGCTTCCTGCCCTTCTCATCGCTCCCAAGGCCCCTGGCCCCGCTGACCTGATCCACCTGGGCCCGGCTCAGGCCCCCTGCCAGGAAGCCTTCCCAGTCCGAAAGGGCAAAGGACAGGTCCTGACAGGTGCGGAAGGCATCCCGGTCGGTCTTTCCCCGCACCAGGATCTGGAGCCTGGCCCCCTGTCTGGAACCGGGGTATCCGGCATCTGTGGCGTACACGCAGATGGCCCGGTCCGGAAGATCCGGCATGGTGCCGTAGAAGATTTCCCCGTCCCCGTCCTTCCCCGGGACCCGGCCAAAGCCCAGGAAGGCAATGTGGTCCGCCATCTGAGAAAGCAGATTCAAAGGACCATCACGCCCTGTCTTCCCTGAAGATCCCAGCAGTCCTCGATCTGCCAGGGCACCGAGAGGGAGTTGCTGGAGCTGTCGTCTTCTTCATCTTCGTCAAAGTCTTCTTCGTCTTCCTCTTCGCCCCAGTCGTCTTCCTCCAGATCTTCGTCCAGGTCTGATTCCCGGTTAGCGCCGTCCTTTTTTTCTTTCACGTTTACTCCCCCCTTCTGTCTTTCCGTCCTACTTAAGGGCCCGGCTGAAGACGTCCCCGGCGGCTTCCAGCATGGCTTTCTGCACCCCGCCGTCATACACCGGGTCCTCCAGAAACTTGGCCTTCCCGCTCGGGTGGCTCACCCATGTCTTCTCATGCACGTACATGGCATATGCCTCGCTGTACCCGGCTGCCGCCTCATCCCGGCCTTCCGAAACCGTTCCGGAATTCTTAAGCCGCCCCGTGTCCACCGGCACCTGCTCAAGGGATGCCCTGAGCAGTTCCTCCGCCCCGGCTCTGGCTGCCGGCCCTGCCCGGCGCTGCATTCTTTTGAGATTCCCCCGGTTTACCTTAAGGCGTATGCTGCTTTTCCCAGGCATTTCACTTCAGCTCCAGTTCCAGGTGATGGTCCCCGAAGGCCCGGCATACCCGGCAGGCCTGCACCTCGTATTCCCTGTCCCCCAGGGCCACCCGGCTTCTCACCGGCACCTCATTTCCCTCAAGAAACAGGACCCCGACCCCCGGGACCTCCAGCAGGGTGCCGTTTACCCCCGGCAGATCCTGTTTCAGGTGCAGGCCCGGCTCAAAGCGGCAGGGTCTTGCTTCCATCTCCCCGTATATGCTCTCCCCGGCCCCCTCCCGGATGTACGGCCAGATCCGGCACTCTTCCCTGAGGAGACAGCGGATCAGGCTCACAGCTTTTCCCTGCCGGAGATGCCGCATATGAGGATGAAACCGTACACCGCGTCTCCCTCCATGCTGCCCGGGCCTTCCTGCAGCCTTTTGTCCCTGTGGGGTTTATCCTGTTCCCTTTCGTCCTGAGCCTCAGCGCTGTCAATCAGTTCCATGAGTGCCCGCACGAAAGGGGCATCCATCCCGCTCTCCGTCCGGCCGTATCTGCAGCTCCTGCATCCCTGGCAGGTGCCCTCACGTCTTTTGTCCGGGATTTCCTGCCTTTTGACATCCCAGGTTCCCGCATGCTTCCTGCTCACTTCTTCCCATGACCTGTGCATATGCTTTTTCCTCCTTGCTCTTTCTGTCTCTCCCGCGGCGCCTACTGCTTTCCAAGCACAATCCTGTCCTGCGCCCAGGGCCTTCCCGGCCCTTCCACGCCCTTGTACAGAAGCCCGCTGCGCAGCAGAATGCCTCTTGCCTCCGGCGCCATCTCAAAACCTGTACGGGGCTGCACGGAAGCGGAGAAGTTCCCGATCTTCACCGCCGTCACCCGGCCGGGCAGCTCACCTGTACTGTCAGCAAGCTTCTTCTCCCATTCCGCCTGGGCAATCACAGCACGCTCAAAGGCCTCTTTCTCCTCCCCGGAGACGGGTTCCCTGGGGAATATGTGGTTCAGAAGCCGCTCCTGTGCCAGCTCCAGCTCCCTTCCGGTGACCGGCTGTACCAATCTTCACCCTCCTCTTCCGTGCAGTCCCTGGCAATCTGCAACTGAACATTTGTTCAGTCACAGAAATCGTGTCAATGCAATGGTTTTACGCGTAACTTAATCGTTTAACTTTCCTGTACCTCAAAACTTCCGGCGCCACTGTCCGGCTATATTCCGCCTCAGGTTTTTCCCCTGCTGCTGCCGGTTTTGCGCCTTGCCTTCTGGGGCGCTTCATGGGGCTCTTCTGCCGCCCGGTCTTTGGGAGGGTCAGGGGGCATTTCCTCAGGCTCCTCCTGAGGCGCTTCCTCTTTCTCCCCGTTTTCCTCTTCTGCCTCTGCGGTTTCCTCCGCCTCTTCGAAGGGAAGGAGCTCTTCCTTCTCCCCGCCGTGGGCTTCCGCCACAGCCTTTTCAAGGGCCAGGGCCATGGCGTTTTCCCTGTCCTCCGCAGCCGTTTTCCTCACCTGCTCCCCGGCTTCCCCGGCCTGAACGGCCACTGCAAAGCCCTGCCGGATCATCTTCCGGGCAAAGCCCTCCGGAGCGTCCAGCATCTGGCCGGTGCGGTACACATGCATCTGTTCCGGCTGGGGAAGGGGCCTGACAAAACGGATCCTCATGGCTTGCCTCCTTACTGCTCAATCAGCACGGCAAAGGGATAGCGGGACTCGTTGTCGGCGTTCAGGCGGTTGACGGGGTTGGGCAGCACCCAGCCGGCGCGGAACACGCATCTCAGGGCCACCATGTCCTGCTGGGCCAGGTTGTAGACAATCTGCATGGTGGTGGGATCCTGGATCACCGCCTCCGTCAGCAGCTTCACGGTGATGTCCGTGCGCATGGCCCACACCGGCAGGGAGAAGTCCCCGCCCACCAGCAGGGCCCCGGCTCCGTTCATGATCTCCGTCTTGGGGAAGATGATCTCGTTGCCGTCCAGTTCAAAGTGGGGCACCGAGCTGATGCCCGACTGGTAGGGTGTGCGGCCGAAGATGGGCAGGCCGTTGGCGTCCACCGTGCCCCGCATCTTGGAGCGCATGGTCACATGGGCCACATAGGCAGAGGGGGTATAGCCGTCCTCCTCCACCAGGCTGGCCACGCCGCCGTCCCCGAGAAGCTCCTGGTACAGGGAGCCGGCGGGATCGTGCAGCACGATGTTGCCCGCATGCATGGCCCCGGGGATGATGCCCTCCGGGAAATTGGCGGGCTTGTTGGCCCCGTAGAGCACCGCCTTGTCAAAGGTGGCCCCTATGGCCTCCGTCAGGCGGGGCAGCACGTTGCCCCAGATGTCATACTCGCTGTCGTCCAGGACATTCTGGGGAATGGGAACGATGCAGGCGATTTCCTCCGCGTACAGCTTCACATTCTCCCAGGCCTGGGCCGTGGTCTGCTTAAAGCCGATGTCCCCGTCCACAAAGTAGGACATGGGCAGGGCGGAGAGGACAGGGATCATCCGGGTGGAACTTCCCATGTCCGGCAGACGGCGCATAAGGCGCATCATGGTGGAACGCTCCGGCACCATCTGGATGATCTGCCGGGTATTCTCCTCCGGAATCAGAACCTCCGCGCCGGTACGGTCAATCATGGGCATTGGGTCTCTCCTTTCTTTTGGTTCACTCTTGTTGTTTTACTTCTGGGTTTTGCTTGGGTGTTTTGGTTTGGTGTTTTTACCTGGGTTGTCCGGGTTCTCTGTGTCCGGTTTCAGGTTCCTCTTCAGCGCCCGCAGGCGGTGCGGATCACCTGATTCACGTCCAGGTTGCTGCCGGCCTTCAGGGGATTTTCCGGGGCCGTGCCCTCAGGGAAGCCTCCCTTATGGGAATAGGTGCGCCCGAACAGGTACCCCTGGTCCTTTTTCAGGGCCTCGATCTGCTCCTGGATGCCGCTGTAGGTGCCGTCCTCCTGCCGGGTCACCTTCTGCTGGTCCACCAGGCGGAAGACAATGTCCGTGTCCCTGGGATGATGCTTTTCGATCTCCCGCCGCACGGCGTTTTCCAGGTGCATGTGCCCTATGGTCTCATCCCGCTTTTCCATCTCGCCCTTCAGGCCCTCAATGGTGCCTTCCCGGGCCTTGACTTCCTCGCAGAGGCTGCCGATGCGGTTTTCCTTCTCCTCCACGGCGCCGCTGAGTTCCTGGATTTTCGCGTCCTTCTCCTCCATGCCCTTTTTCAGGCGTTCGATCTGGTTTTTAAACCCTTCCGCCGCCTTCCCGGCGTCCTTTTCTCCTTCCTCCAGGGAGGTTTTCAGGGCGCTGACCTCCGCCTGCAGTTCGCGGCTCTGCTGGCGCTCGGCATCAAAACGGGCCTTGGGGATCCACTTGCCGTCATCCGTGTTGATGAGCCGGAGGTTGTCCACGCCGGCCACCTTTTCACTGACCTTTTCAAACAGGTCCTCTCCGAGAAATGTCTTCAGTTCGTTTACTTCCATATCTTTTTTCCTCCTGCTTTGAGCTTTTTATGCTGGCTCTCTCCCAGCCCTGCAGTCCGGCAACATGCCCTGCCGGCGGGCAGAATGCGTATCACGCTTTGCGTCTGTCTTATGCCTTTCCGTCCCCGTCCTGGGGTTTTTCCCCTTCATCTGTCAGGCCCCGTCTGAGTTCCTCAAAGGCTGCCGTGGTCCTCGGCGCCACGCAGTGGGACACCACGTAGCTGCGGTAGGCGGAACTCTGGCAGGATTTGAAGTTCTTCTCCGCCATGGTGATCTCATCAAAGTAGTTCAGGATCCTCTCCGCCGCCTGCCGGCTCAGATTCATCTTCTTCACCCCCTTATTCCCTTTGTCTTCATCCGCCCTTTTCTTCTGCCTCCTCCTCCCTGATGCGCTTCACCTCCCCTTCCACCATATCCGTCTCCCAGTCCGGGTGCAGCATGCGCACGCACATCTCCGTACTGGCTGCCCGGGCCTGGCGGATCAGGTTCACGGCCTGGGCTGTGGTGGTCAGGTCATTGGCAATGGAATCCGAGAACAGGGCCACCACCCGGTCCCCCTCCTCAAAGCAGCTGCCGTACACCACCGCGTCCAGTTGGATCAGGGCGGTGAGGATCTTTTCCAGGGGCGCCTTCCAGTAGTTCTCCTTCTTGGAGCGGGTGGCATAGCTCTTCTTTTCCCGGATATGCAGCGCCGTACCCGACTCCGCCTGGCCGTGGATGTCCATCCCGAAGGACTGGGGGGAGTAGCCGGCGATGGAGATGATGTTCCGCATGAGCTGCTCACAGGTCTGGGCGTGCTCCTGCGTGCGGATCTGGAACTGGGAGGGCTGGATGCCGGCACCTGACATTCTGGATGTGTCGATATCCAGTGCCACCAGGGTCTCCACGTCCTCATCAAATTCATAGGTGGCCGCCCCGTCCCGGAACATGGAGGCCGGGTTCCTCCTCAGGTACTCGGCGGGCACGATGAGCCGGGACTTGGAGAGCCGCACGTCCCGCATCCAGGAGGAATAGGCTTCATCCAGGGCGTCCATAAGGTCCCGCAGCCCCTCCAGGTCGCTGCGCCCCATATCCTCCGCGTGGCGGAAAACCCGGTTGGGCCGCATGTTGGGGATATAGGCGCAGAGCATGTCGTCCACAGGGGATACCACCTTCCGGTCATACCCCAGCTCCGAAAGCACGCTGTCCCCCTTATCCTCCCCCAGTTCGCTTTCCGTGCCCTCATAGATGCCCATGCAGATGGTCCCGCTCTCGTACCTTTCATACATGCGCCAGACCCGGCCGCTTTCCCGGTCCCAGCGGATGACGGTGAAAAAGTGCATGCACATGAGCATCCCCAGGCGGTACTCCGGCACCGCGTTGTCCGCCTGCACCACCGACAGCACCGGGTTTGGCAGCTGGTCGTTCCAGTTGATCTTCAGGCACACGCCCCCCAGCACCGAGGCGCTTTCCGCCGCCTCGCAGAGTTTGGAGTGCAGGGCGTTGCCGGAAACCAGGGCGGTCAGGCGCTCCTGCTTTTCCTTTCCCCGCCTTCCGTTTCCGGAAATGGAGTACCTGGGCTCCTCCCCGAACAGCAGATCCGCGCTCATGGCCGCGATATCCGCCGCCACCGGCACATGGACCCTGGCCTTGCCCTTTCTCTTCCAGAAGGACTCGCTGTCTGCCGTCACCCGCAGGGCATGGTGGTCGCCCCCGTACACCGCAGCGTACCTGTTATAGTAGCGGCGTCTTCTGTCCAGCAGCACGTCCCAGGCCTGCTCCGGCGTATAGCAGGCAAAGAAATCCGAAATGTTGATGCCCCCCTTTCTTTTACGCTTACGCGCCTGTGAGCAGGTATCTGGCGTAGGGATATACGGCATATTCGGTACTGTCCAGGCAGTCCACGGGATAGGATCCGTTGTCCAGCCGCTCCCACACCCCCTTCTCATATGCCCCCGCATCCCACACCGCAGAAGCGTAGGCATCCAGCCATTCCTTCATGTGGGCGGCGATGCGGAACCTGCCCTGACGCAGAAGCTTTTCGTTCAGCTCAATGCGCTGGTTGATGCCGTCTGACTTGTCAAAGGCCCTGACCTGAAACTGGTTCAGGCCCCTTTTCAGCAGCTCCTCCCGTATGCCCACCCGGAACAGCTTGTTGGCCGAGTCCACATACAGGCTGCTCAGGTTGGGGTACACCCGGGCCCAGATCCCCAGCCAGTCCGCCACCCGGCGGGTATAGTCATGCTCGGACATATGGGCATTGATCCCCTGGCGGTCATACAGGCCGTCAATGAGCACCACCTCCTGAAAGCCTCTGGTGAAGCCCGCCAGGGTCGCCACGGTGGCGTCCGTTCCCCCTACGTCAATGCCCACGCTGATTTCCTCCATCTGCATCCCCGCCAGCTCCCGGGGTTTCAGGATCACCTGATCCGGGTTGAAACTGGTGTAGATGCGTCCCGTGGCGGAGGTCCTGAGCCCCTCGATGTCCGCCTTGTACCAGACCGACCCCTTGTTGTACTTCCCCAGCTCCTTTTTCAGGCTCCTGGTGGAAAGGGAGCGGTTGTCGGCGATGGTGAAGTGGCCGTAGTTGTAGTCCGGGTTCCGCCCGGCCTTTTTCAGTTCGTCCTGGAAATCCAGGAACTCGGTATAGAACCAGTGCCTTGGCGGCTTGGGGTTTAAGTCCATGAACAGCTGCCGGCGGCTGGATGACAGGGTGCGGTCCAGCACTTCCTGCACAAAGGTCTGATGGCACTCATTGACCTCCGTGATATAGGCCGTGCCGTAGGACTGTCCCTTGATGGCCGCCGCGTCGTTGCTCTTTCTCCCCCCGGCGATGACCACCACCTTTTCCCCGGTGAGGCTGGAGATATACAGGGCCTCCCGGGCGTTGTACTTTCCCTTGTGGCACCGCCCCGCGAAGATGTGTTCCAGCCCGAAGCCGTTGGAATCCAGAATGTTCATCTTGGCCGCCCCTATGCTGACCCCCGCCGCCAGGTGGAGCCGGTCCGGATGGGTGTCCAGCACCATGGACCAGGCCAGCACGTTGATGATGTTCTTCCCCGCTCTCTTCCCGCCCTCGGCCACGCTGAGCCAGGCCGTCTGGGCCCGGCGTATGTATTCCACCTGGCTTTCCGAAAACGGGGCATAGGCGATCAGAAGGGTCCCTCCCCTTCAGCCTGTTTGCGCCCGGCCATTTTCAGGGTCCGGTTTTTCAGCATTTCCTGCCAGGCTTCCCTTTTCTTTTTCATTTCGTCTTCTTCCCTCTCCATGCTTTCCTCATCCGCCTCCTCCACATCCTCAAGGGTCCGCTCCGGCAGGGGCTGGTTCAGCCTGTCGGCGATGGACTGCAGCTGCATTGAGATGGCCTCCCGGCTGTTGTTGATGTCCTGGGCATGCTGCTTTTCATATGCCAGGTCGTAGAGTTTCCTGTCATACTCCTTCCTGTGCTCCAGCCTTGCCCAGTCAATGGCCATCTGGTGGCTGAGTTTCTCATACGAAAGGCGCAGCATCCGGTTCCTGTGCATTTCGTCCAGCAGCAGCTTCAGGCTGGCCGGGTTCCCGTTCACCGCCCGGATCATGGCGTGCACGATGGCGGCGGTGCCCAGGTTCGCCTCATCCTCCTTAAGGCCATAGCTCTTAAGCCGGCTCAGGGTGGTTTCCATGTCCCTGGGCCGGGATTCCATGACCTTCCGGATGATCCCGCTGACGGAGTCTCCATGAAGTCCCGGGGTCAGAAGTTCCCTGCCCGCTTCTTTCGGTGTCTCCGCTTTTTCATCCGCGGCTTCCTCCTGCCGTTTTTCCGGAGGTCCTCTCCTTTTCAGGCGCCAGCCCTCCAGGCGGGGAAAACCCCGCCGTCTCCGTTTACCCGGCTGCGTCACGCTCTTCCTCCTTCTTCCTTCAGCTGCCTGCTCCGTCCAGCAGCCAGTTCACAAAACCGGGCACATAGCCGTACGCATCCGTGTACGCTTCCAGCTTTTCCTGAAGTAAAGCTGCCTCCTGTTCTGTCAGCGGAATGCTGAAACTCCCAAAACGGAGAAGGAGTTTTCCGCCTCCATCCAGGCCCTTCCCTTCCTTTTCCTCCATGTCCATATCCGGGTGTTCCAGATCCCGGATCAGCTCTTCCCAGCCAAAATCCGCATCCCCGAACCGGATTTCCTCCAGTTCCTTTACAAGCTTCCCTGCATCCCAGCGGGCGTAGTCTCCGGTCCGGTTGTCAAGTAAGCGGAACTTCCGCTTTTCCTCCTCCGTCAGTCCCGTGACCCTGAGCACCTCGGCCTCCGTGATGTTAAGGTTCATAAGGGCCTTCAGGCGGGTGTGTCCCGCCAGGATCACGGAATCTTCATCGATGATGATGGGGGTGATATAGGCTGTCTGCCGGATGCTTTCCTCCGTCTTCTCAACCGCTTCCCGGTTGTCCCTGGGGTTGTTCCCGTAGGGCTTCAGTTCTGAAAGCAGAACCATTTCGAATGTTTTCTGCATGCCGCTCCTTTCTTTTCTTCCCCCCGGCTTTTTGTTTCCTACACCGACAGTGTAGCATGCGGACCCCCTGTGATTTTTCGCATTCTTCTGCAAATTTATGCAACTTTTATGCAATTTATAAAAAACCGGAAACCATTGTGCCGCAACGGGTTTCCGGCTCATATGGCTTTCCGGTTTTCAATTTTCTTACCGTTTTCTCCCGATATTCTAAGAACATGGGTGGGTAAAGCAGGACTGGCAAACCATTCTCCGATCAGATATACTCCCCATAAACAAAATAAGGCCCTCCGCATCGATATAAGGATTGGAGGACAAAAACATGATCCATCCCTGGCATGAATCATGCTTAACGCATTCTGAATCAGTCTTTCGCTGATATGCCTTCTGGATTTGCGAATCATGTCAAACGCATTATCGGCTTCTTCTTTTGAAATCAATCCCGTCTGGAACGCTCTGACAAGAATACCTGCACTTCCCGTTATTGAAATCTTCATGTTTTGAGCAATTCTTCGCCCTGCAATCTCATCCATCAGAAGAAGATCTGCCTTCGTTTTATCCGCAACAACAATAATGGCTTCACTTTCTCCTCGGTCAAGGCCTGTTGCTCTTTGAAGAAAGTCCACACGATCATTATCGTTTACGCTGACCACCTTCAGGAAACTGCTTTTCTTTATCAGATCAGCTTCAGCTTATTATTCTTCATTCGAAGTCACCTCAGAATAAACCGCATCTGGAATTACTACTTCCCCAAACAAGCCGTGAAGAATTACCAGTTTGGTGGCTTTCATCAAGGCAATCAAAGGCGTCTAGTGTAGCGTCTCAATCAATTTTTTTAGTTAAAATGGGCCTGTTTTTTGAGGCTGCCGATCGTGAAAGGCAGCCTCGGATCTAATGGCTATGGGGCCGTTCGCCAACCAGGCATGGAGCTGAAGTTGAAGAGTCTATGTGTGGAAAATACCGTCGCATCTCCCGGTCGGACATTCCTCCCCAGCCCAATCATACACACATAAAAAAAGTACCCAGCGAACCGGGTACTGCTAATAAATCACCACATCATACACTTATGCTCTGTTCTGCTATGCTATGCTCTAAGGAGCGTTGATCTATTTGGCTGTCAAGCCCTCCTGTGGTTATTATCTGTGAATATTTACGCCTGCTTGGGCGCGAGGAGCGCAAGCACATACTCCTTGGTAACGTTGAACAAGTTCGTCACCTTTGTAATAATGGTTTCATCCGATGCGCCATCTGCCCTGAGCATTCTGATTGCACCTGTGACCTCTCTCTTTCGATTGTTATCTTCCATAGCTTTACACATATC